TCTGTGTTCTCGGAACTTGCTCAGGGGCACGCCATTGTTCCACCAGATAACTTCACTTGGGTTCAGGCTCGTCGTGGAGACATCAAGGTCAGAGACATTGTTCGTGTAAAAGCAGATGGATTTACTGGAGACGCTGGACACGCTCACAATGGGCGTACTGGAGTGGTAATCGCTATTCGCTCTGGAGACATTATCGTAGACATTACTGACGAGCAAGAGCCAGAACTAAAGGGCGCTCACTATCAGCCAGATGTTCTAGAAAAGAGAGTATCGGCCTAATGAAGACCAAAATTACTTTTGAAGTAGTTGGTAGCAATAAGTCAGATATCGAGCGCAGGGCAATCACTGAAATTTCTGAGTTTTTAGGAATTGAAGCGGGAGCCGTAGAGTCTAAATGCGACATTGAGTTACATATCGAGCCCGAAACAGCAGGGAATTTCAAGGCAACCGTCTATGTGAGGGTAAAGTAATGGGTAATTCAGCACCAGAAAACAAGTCTTGGGCTGCTACTGTCATAAGCAAACTGAAGCCAAAAAGTGTTTTGGATATGGGTCCTGGTGAGGGTATTTATGGAAAAATTGTCCGCACATACTCGCCTAACACTGAAAAACTGGTAGGTGTAGAGATTTGGGCACCTTATGTAGAGCAGTTCCAACTTCGTGAGTTCTATGATGAAGTGTGGATTTGCGATGCTCGTATCTATTCTGACTTCAAATATGACTTAGTAATTCTAGGAGATGTTCTAGAGCATATGAGCAAAGAAGATGCTGTTGCTCTATGGAAAAAAATCTCTAAGCAAGCGAGGTACGCTCTTATCTCAGTCCCAATTATTCACTTCCCTCAGGGGATTCATCACGGTAATCCTTATGAAGTCCATGTAAAAGAAGACTGGACTAGCGAAGAAGTTATAGAAAGTTTTCCTGGCATAGTGGCTCACGAAGACTTTGAAGTTACGGGCATTTACTTAGCAAAGTTTGACAATAGTAAGAAAAAGAAGTAGTATCTATAACACAAATGACAAAAGGACAATCATGCAAACATTCGTACCACTTACCAGCACTGTAGACGACATTGCTAAGGTGCTTGACAACAAGCGTCTAAACAAGCAAGCCCTTGAGGGCTGGCAAATTCTTATGACCCTGCTCGAACTAGACCCGCAAGGCAACCACCGTGTTCCTAAGGGCTGGTACAACCACCCTGCCGTAAAGATGTGGCGTGGACACGAGATGGCTCTCTTTATGTATGTCAACGCAATGGTCGAAGAGTGGAAGTCTCGTGGCTACAAGTCGACTATTGGGACTAAGGCTTGGGGCACTATCCAAGTTGCTATGTCTAAAGGCATTATTAGCGATAGCACACTAGATGCTCCGCAGTGGATTGAAGACAGAGACCTGTTTGAGCAAATAGCATCTAGCCACAGATTAGCCCTGCTCAACAAAGACTACGAGTGGTACTCGCAGTTTGGTTGGGCTGAAGACACTGGCACTAAGCCAGAAACTTACGAATACATCTGGCCTGTGAACTAAATAATAAACGGCGTGTTGCGCTGATTTATTCTATAAAACAAGTTATTCTTTTATAGAGGTAATTCTATGAAAGATTCACGCAAAGGCGAAACTCTATGGAGTGAGTGGTTCGGCAACGGCTACTCAAAAGAAACTCCAGAGTCGCTAGTCTTCTACACGGAAGACCATGTAGACATCCATAACGAAATAGTGAGACGCGCTCTAGCCTCTGCCATACAGCGAGACGGTACAACCGACTCTCTTGGCGAGGCTTTTCGTCTACTAGACGGTCCAGTATTAGTTAGTCACGGCTACGCTGGATTTATTGATGAAGAACTCACCCAATGTGATAAAGACGCAATGACAGCCTACGAAGACGAGGCAGAAAGCGTTCTACACATCACTTGGGTTGAGATAAATGGCAATTGACGACACTAACTGGCAAAGTGAGTCGCTCTGTGCCAAAAAAGAAAATGAGCACATGATTGAGTGGTTCTTCTCTGAAGAACCTGAGGAAAAGTATGCTGCTAAAAACTTATGCTTTAGTTGCCCTGTAAGAAAGGACTGTATCAAATATGCCCTTGAGCAAAAAGAAATTTGGGGTGTTTGGGGTGGCAGAGATGAAAACGAGATTCGTAGGATTCTATCTGTCGATGCTAACGGTGACGAATATCGCAGAGGTCGCTACCCTCAGTGTCCTTTCTGTTTCGCTCGTACTAGCAAACTAAAGACATACATTGTTGACTTGCCAGGTGGTGGTCGGTGGACTACCGCTCGTATGGTTGAGTGTACCGATTGTGGATTTGCTTGGCGTAGTCGCACAAGTGCCAATGCGGTAAATGCTTATCACGCTCAGAAGAGCGACAAGAAAAAGCCTAAGAAGTAAGTTTTACAGTCTTACTGGAATAACGCTAATGTTTTCGCGTGGGTCATAATCTCCGCCAAACACCATTGTCAAAAGCCCTGGCTTTGATTCCATACCTGAACGGTCTCGGAACCACTCGCTACCAGGGTCAGTTGTTGGGCACTGAAGCCACAAGCGGTCGCCAATATCCATCGTGCGGAAGTTGTGGAAGTGTCCTGACACCCAAATGTCTGCCCCGCCTAGTGCGGTTTGACCAGCAGCGTGCCCAGACAAGAACTTCATAACATTATTCTGATTTGCTTGGTGTCCGTGAAAAAGTCCTAGCATTGTGCCGTTGACATCTACGGTAAGTGTTTGGTGCCCAGATGATGGATAGCGAAACTCTACATGGGAGAGTGCTGGGTTTTCGGCGCAAGCATCTTGAACTGCTGAAGCAATCTCGACATTCCAACCATCTGCTGGGTCAGCGGCTACCTGACGAGTCACTTCATCGTGGTTTCCGTTGACTACTGGGACAATAATCCGCTCTGCTAGTGGGGCTAATGCTTTTATTTGAGCCATTAGCAATCTTCTAGCAACACGCACCTGCTCGGTAAGTCCTAAGTCAGAAGATGCTAAACCTTGTAATCTTCCGTTCTGAGATACATTTCCCTCGACATGGTCGCCAGGTAGACCAAGAACAATAGTTCCTAGATTCATACCCATCTTTTGTAGACCCTTGAAGCGTGCTACTGATTGTTCGGTGAGGTTTAGTAAGCGGTCAATTGATTGCTGAGTACCGCCAGAGCCAGTCTTCTTACCGATTTGCTGGTCGCTAGGGAATACAGCATATGTGCCGTCGCCAGTAGCAATTTTGATTTTTCGGTCTGGTCGCCAATTCTTTACTTCATCAATAAGTTTCTCGGCGTCTAAGCGCTCTTCTTGCTCTACTGCTACTGGCAGTAGGTTTACTCGAACTGACTCAAGCCACTCTCCTGAGTAGGTCTGCCAGCGTGAGCGACGAAGTGAAGTCACTGACCAAGCGTTCGGGTCTAGGTCAAACTCTTCAAGAATAGTTTTACTATCTGGGACTTCCCCTGCGGGTCTTGGCTTAGAAATAACAAAACCACCCTTAGATTCATCTACATCTAAGCGTGGTCGCCAATCTTCTGGTGTATTCGTGTGTCGGGTATCAGAGCCAGATTTTCCTGGGCTTGACATATCCTCTAAACGGTCTGAAATAGACATTATTTTCCTGTCACTAGGTTGAAGCAACCGCAATCTTTGCGTCGGTGTCTGTCAACAGTACTTAGACTAATATCATAACCCTCTTCGCGAAGTATTCTGGAGAGCGCGACATTGCTAACTCTGCCTGGAACTCGGTCGGGGATTTCAAAAGTTTCAATGAGACTTTTCTTATCGTTTTCTGACAGGGCATCTCCCGAAAGCATTAGACCGATTTTGCAAGGTCTGATACTAGATTCTTTAGATGCTGACTGAAGTCGTTCTGATAGAGACATAAGTAAATCCTTTGGTCAGTTGTGTCATTTTTTATCCTACCTTATAGCGGCTAGATATTAGTTTTTATTTCCTGCTTCTTTGAGCGGCGTGTCTTTGTCGCTTCTACGGGCTGGGTTGGGATAAGAAACTCTTTTATAAGAGCCAATTCAGTTGTTGTTTTTAGGGCGTGAGACTCGATGGTGTTTACTCGGTCTGCTAGAGATGTGCCACCATTTTCCCAGAGTTGGTGCTCTACTCGGTCTAGGCGTTCAGCCAGTGTGCGACCATTTTTATCAACGCCGATGGATTGACCGATTCGATTAGCAACTCTATAGATTGCTACTAGGGAGCCAATGATTACACCGACTGCCGTAATTACCGCTGCTATGGTTAAAATAACTTCTTGAGGCATGGGCTAAAATAGAACTCTCACTTTGGTCTTCATAATGAAGAAGTCTTATGTATTAGTTTATCTAATAAACGAAAAGCCTATTTTTTCTTTTTGAAATTGGCGGCTTTGCTTGCTCTTTCTGAAATACAAAGTGCTACTATGGTGAGACTAGAACAACAAAAAATGATTGAGAGACGGGTACCGTGGAGAGGCTTTTAGACACTGATGTCATCTGACCACATTGAAAGATTAAAAAAGGCAACCGATTGGTATGCCAAACAGGGGTGGAAAGTTCTTCCTTGCTACGGAATCAATGATTCTGGTCGCTGTACCTGTAATGGGCAACACGATGAACCTAAAGATGTGGGTAAGCACCCAGCCATTGGCGATTGGAACACCCGTGCTACCGATGAAGAAAATGTAGTACAGACTTGGTGGAACAACTCCCCTGAGCACAACATTGGCGTTGTCTGTCAGAAGTCTGGATTCTTTGTAATTGATGTTGACCCTCGTTCTGGTGGCATCGACTCTTGGGAAAAGTTCCAAGAACTTATGGAGTATGACTTACCTGAAACCGTGGAAGCCTACACTGGTGCCTACACATACAGTGGTAAGAACTCTCGTGGTCGTCACATCTACTACAGAATTGCTGATAGCGAGAAACTAATCGGAAACCTGAAGACTCTAAATCTTCCAGGTATTGACATTAAGCACAACGGCTATGTCTTGCTTGCCCCGTCTCGCCACTTCTCTGGCGTGAACTACGAGTGGGTTGACGGTAAGGCTCCTTGGCAGATTCCTATTGCGGAAGCCAATGAAAAACTGCTTTCAGTTTTGCGTAAAGGTGGTCGTAGAAACAGCGGGACTTCTCTTGGGGTCTATGACTGGGACTCTATTACTGACTTAGAGTACCGCGGTGAGTCTGTAGACATCGCCAAGTTCCTTGAAGAAGGAATTGAAGAGGGCTCTCGTGCGGTAGATATCTATAAGTTGGCTTGTGCGCTTGCGAACAAGATGGGCGTTGACACTGAATACAAGCGTATGGCAATTGAAACGCTGATGATTCGCTTCAACTATGAAAAAGTTCGCCCGCCTATGGAACTTGAGGGACCTAACTCTTTGCTAATGCACACTCGTCGTGCGATTGAGTTTGTCTCTGAAAATCCTGTCACCGAGCGTATCTGGCCAGGACTACAAACTTGGGCTGAGCAGAATAAGTCCCAAAATGGGATTACATATCAAGGTCAGACTGAGCGCGAAAGCACATCTGACCCAGATGATATGGAGATTTATCAGAGCACTGACTTACACGGAACCGTTGGCGGTGCTGTAGACGAGGCTGCTCGTAATGGAATCTCTATTGCCGAGGCTTTTGGTTCTGGCGATATCGATATTCCTAAAGACCCAGACGCAATCACTGAAGCAGAGGGTGGAACTCCAGGCAAGCGTTCACTCTCCGACATCGGTAATGGTCGTCGTCTTGTGGATTCTTTTGGTTCTTCTATCCGCTATACGCCTGGCATCGGCTGGTTTATTTGGAACGGTCAGTATTGGAAATCTGATGCTGAAGATTTAGGTATGCAGGAGTTGGCTAAGAAATTGGCTCCTATTATTGCTTCCGAAGTGTCGCAGTATGACGACCCAGATAAGAAAAACGATGTAGTCAAATGGGCTAACCAAGCCAAGGCTAATGGTCGCCTAAACGGTGCCATTGAGAGTTCCAACTCTGACCCCAGAATCACCACTTCGGTTGACAGTTGGGATGGCGACAAGCACCTGCTAGGTGTCGCAAACGGCGTAGTAGACCTCAAGACAGGCGAACTAATCAAGGGTAAGCCAGAACTCCACATCACCAAGAGAGCGCCTGTAGGGTACACACAGGGGCTCCGTAATGTGCGTTGGGAGCAGTTTATCGACTACGCCACTGGTGGCGATAAGGAACTTCAGGAGTGGCTACAGCGTGCTGCTGGGTACACCCTCACTGGGTTGAATACCCAAGATGTTATGTTCTTGGTTTACGGTCCACCAGGCTCTGGTAAGAACACATTTGTTGAAGCACTTGTAAAAGCATTAGGCACTCAGCAATACTCTTGGCCTTTGGATTCAAGCATCCTTGCTGCCAATGACGGCAACTCCAGTAGCACAGATTTATACCACTGGGCTGAGTTGCGTGGTCGCCGTATGGTTTGGGTTGACGAGTTGCCAGACTCTGAGCGTCTAAAAGAGAACTCCGTGAAGAAACTAACTGGTTCATCTGAAATCTCTGCTCGTTCTCCGGGTGAGAAGCCGTTTACATTTGAGTCCAGTGCCAAGTTGTGGGTTACTACTAACCACCGACCAATCATTACTGACGAGGCTATGTGGCGTCGTCTTCGACCGATTCCTTGGAGCAATGTTCCTGAGTCTCCAGACCCAGACCTAAAGGCTTACTTGTTTGACCCAGAGGGTGCTTTACCTGCTGTCCTGTCTTGGGCAGTCGAGGGTGCGATTCGGTACTTGGGTTCTTCTGCTCGCGACCCTCTTGGTATGTGTTCTGCTGTCAAAGTTGCTAGCGAGATGTATCAAAAGAATGAAGACCGTATTGGTATGTTCCTTGAAGAAGAGACTAAAGAATCTAATGGTGGAGCGTTGGCAGTAAAGTCTCTATTCTCTGTCTACCGTATGTGGTCTGAAGACCGAGGTGAGCGGGCTATGACTCAGATTGCGTTCCAGCGTAAATTGTCTGACCGTGGGCTGGACATTGTTGGTCAAGGTTCTCGTGCCGAGATTCAGAATATGGTTCTGATACCTAAGGCAGTACCGACATCGACTGATGTCAACTGGGATGCCATAACTAGATTTAACCGTTTCTAGACTTAGATACTTACAGATATGTTGTAGAGTAAAAGAGTCTGGTTGCGGGAGAGTAACAAGACAGGGACTGGGGTCACAAGACCCCAGCCCCACCTAATAGAAAGATAAATACGCATGAAAATTGTTATAGCGACACCTATGTATGGTGGAAACTCTAAGAGCGTCTATGTATCTTGCCTCACTCAGTTGACTGGTGAATTGGCAAAGGCTGGGCACACTGTAAACATTATGTCCATCACCAATGAAAGCCTCATTACTAGAGCGCGAAACACTCTTGCTCATATGTTTATGAAGAGCGACGGTGATGCTCTTCTATTCATCGATGGAGACCACGGTTGGGTATCTGAAGACATCGTAAAGATGATTAACTCTGGTAAAGACCTTATCGGTGCCATCTACCCGATGAAATCCATTAACTGGGACAACATCCGTGCCGCAGCGCTTGCTGGTAAGGAAAACCTAGAACTTTACTCTGGCAACTTTGCCATCAACTTCCTACCTGAGCCTCAGAACTTTAAGGCTGATGAACCTTTCAAGGTTCGCGATGTCGGCACTGGAATGATGTTTATTCGTCGTAATGTTCTTGAAGAAATGGCAAAATCTGACCTAGTCAAGAAGTACAAGAACAACTCACCTAGCGTTGACATTGCTATGGGTGAAGAAATTACTGAATACTTCACCACTTACATCACGCCTGAGCCAGAGGCAATCTTGCTATCTGAAGACTATGCTTTCTGTGACATCTGGCGTAAGTTAGGTCACGATGCGTGGGCTGCTCCTTGGGTTCGTATTACCCACGCTGGTGAGTTCAACTTCCCTGGCTACTTCCTAAATACTTTGGAAATTACTGGTCAAATGCAGGTAGACGAAAACGCTACTCCTAGTCAGCCAGTCCCTGCTGAATTGAGTCAAGCAGATTCTTTACAGTCGTTGGATACCATACTCGATGATTCTGAGTCGGAATAGAATCTCGGTTTAGTCCGTCAGCAATCTTTCTAAACGAAGCCCCTTGAGAACGCTCTAAGACCACTCGGTCTTTGACTTCTTGAGGGGTTTTGTTCATTGGTCCCATATCTACACCCCACACGACACCGCGAGCGCGACGGTCTTTGTGTACATCTTTCTGACGCTCAGCGATAATTCCGCGTTCCATCTCGGCTAAGGCAGACATAATGGTCACAACAAAACGACCTTGATAAGTTGCTGTGTCCAGATTGAGGTCAAGCATAACTAGACGCCAACCATTGGCATTTGCTCTGTCAATAATGTTCAAGAAATCTTTTGTGGAGCGGGCTAATCTGTCGATACGGGTAACAAATAAAGCATTAGCCTCACCAGAATCAAGGCGTTTGAGGGCTGCGGTGAGTGCTGGTCTCCCTGAAATGTTTTTTCCAGAGCGACCCTCTTCGCGAATTAGTTCAATGTTTGTGTACCCAGCAATCTCGGCTGAGGTTTGTAGTTGACGCTCTTGAACATCAAGGCTTACCCCATCATTGACTTGGAGTTGAGTCGAGACGCGAGCGTAGAGTAACGCTATCTCTTTATTCGGTTCCGTCATTGTCGACCTGCTTAGCCTCTGCTAGTTGAGCCTTACGCTTTACTTTGAATTCTTTAGCCAAGTGGAAGTCGGTCTTGTTCTTGCTGTGAACGGTCTTTACCTGTTCTGGTCTGAAACTGCGAATACACTCTAATCCTTTAGGTCCACCGTAGACATCAATCCAAATAATGTTTTTCTCGGTAATTACTTTTTTGATAAAACGGAAGCGACCTCGCTGTCCAGCAATCTTTAGTTCAGTACCCTTTACAACATTGCGACCATTGATTTGAATTTCGGTTTGGATATCCCAAGCGTCGCAAGGCTTAGGTGCCACTGGCACCACTGTCTTTTTCCTAGCCATAATAATCTCCTTATTTGCTATTAGAAACAATAGCACATACTACTGACATTATGCTAATCCAATGTATTCGTGTGAATAACTCCAACGGTTAGGGTCAATGCTCCAACGCTGTTTTCCGTCTAAGTTTTGCCCGTCTGTGCGACGCTTATGGTTTTTAGATGTCGGTTTCCATAGTGGCGACTGGTCTCGATAACCGCCGAGGCGGGGGTGGCTGGTCTTAGAGAAATAACGCTTACCGTTGTCTAGGTAGTGCTGAGCAACTAACTCTGAAAGTTTAGGTCCCAGTCCAAAGCCTTGGTAGTCTGGGTGGATTACTAAACGATGCTCTCGGTACGCTTCCTTTACAGTTCCTGACGGATATGCGATAGATGCAACAAAACCTACTACTTCTCCGTTCCAGAGTGCCAAGTAGCAGTGTGCTGATTTGTTGAGCGATTCGGAGAGATAGTGATGCGGAGCGAAGTGGCTCCAAATTTCGTTTGAGCACGACTGTACTTCAAGTACCATTTCTGGTCGATGAAGATACCTTCCCGAAGCCCACTCGCCTCTGTCAGTGTCAATAATCCAGTCTGGCTCTATGTATTCCAAAATGTCTCGGTGACAGGTAGCCAAGACAATACCTTTTATGTCGTTCTTTCTTACATAGCGAGCCATTGCGGTTGAAGCAGCCTTAGCGACATTGCGGTCAATTACGGAAGTGAATTCGTCGATGTGTGCGTTATTTTCTAGTGAGCGTGCCAAGTCAGCGCGGAACTGCTGGCCATTAGATAGGACTTCGTAAGGCTTTACCCACTCTGGTACGGACATAAGACCAGACGCTGAAAGTTTTTCTATGGCGTCTACTGGATTGGCAAAGTGAGATGCGATTGAGTGGCTGTTGTTCCAAACTGGAGAGGTGTAGACGCCTTTAGCAAAGTGGTCTAAAAGTTTTGATTTGCCAGTCCCAGATGCCCCGACAATTACGCCAATGCCCCAAGTGGTGGGTAGGTCATCTGGAATTAGATATGGGTAGAACTCTTCCGTGCCGTCTGAGTTGTAGTCAAAAGGCTTTATAAGTTCAGATGTAATCTCATCCATCACTACTTTTGAAGTGATTGGAGTAGGTGAGCGTTGTAATGTCTTCCAGTCCGTCATACGAATAGCCTAGCACCCGGCGTGGGATAATTGGTATGAAATACCTAGTGTTTAGGGAGATATGGCTAAAGAACATGACGCTTCAAATCAATGCTCGGTATGTAAAGAAAGGTTTGTTGTCGACTCTTTGGCTCGCATATGTGAGATGAAGCACGACGGAGTTGTATTTGTTAGGCAACCTTATGTGCCTAGACCTAATCAAAAACCGCTAAAGCCTAAGGATTAGAGAGAGTCTGAACTTGAGCCTCTAGTTGCTCTACTTTATCGACCAAGAGCGAGATGGCTTCGTATGCTTTTCCTAAAGAGTCTGGATTTGGGAATCCGTCTTCTTTCCACTGTTCTAAAAGTTCTTTTATTTCATTCATTATGCCCAAGTTCCTACAGTCGTAACTGTTCCATTACCAATTGGTGTCATTCTAAAAATTGACCCTGGCTCTACTATCCAAGCATTATCCACCGAACCAGCAGAGAATCTAATTGATGGATAGATTTCTATGGTTCCTGTACCAGTTACGGCAATTCTTCCACGCATTTTTACTGTGTAATATCTGTTACCTGTGGTTAAAGCAGTTAGGGCTATACCAGTCGTTGTAAATCTATATGCACTCAGGGCTGAAGCCGAGCCGAGTCCCGTAGCGTTGTTTCCAGATTCAACAACAGTTTGATGTGCAAATACCGGGCTACCAGTTACTGTTGTGCTAATGAGATTTATAGTTGGGGTTTGGCTAGTGACAATAAATGTTGCCGATATTACAAACAAACCTTCGTACTCATAGGTAGTTCCAGCGGCAACTGTAATGCCTGTTCCGCTTGCACCTAAAAGACTGAGCGGTAGAGACGCACTTGTTGAATCTATAACATACTGAGCACTGGATACATAGTAGTAAGAAGCAACATCCAAAGCCTTACCTGGAGTGGTGGTTGTGGTGGAGTAGAAAACCGTGCCATCAAAATCACGCAGACCAGCAGTTGCGGTGGTGGTTGAGTTGGCGAGCCTTGGGGTTGTTAGGGTTGGGCTAGTAGAAAACACTAAGTTGCCTGAACCAGTTTCATCAGACACTACACCTGCCAACTGTGCTGAAGTTGTAGCAGCATAGTAAGTATTGCTTAGGGTGGGAGTAACCCAAAACGGAGCGTTCGTGCTTGAGTTAAAAGCAAGAGTTGAATTGTTTGTTGCTGTTCTTGCTAAATAGGTTGTTGTGTTGGCTGCGGATTGGTAAGGCAATGAGCCAGCAGCGCCATTACCTATGTTTACTGAAATGCTAGTAGTTGCTGCGTTTAGGTTTGCTACTTGAGTAGTTGAAGAGACTGTGAACGGTGAGGTACCTGTAGAGACATTTGAAACAAATCTAACCCCATTAACTACATTGGCACTAAAACTAGCGTTGGCATCGCGCTGTACTACAAAGTTAGCGGTGCTTGCTGAAGACGCATTTATTCCTATAGTGCCAGAGGTTGTGATTGTTCCGCCAGTAAGTGGGGAAGATGCTGTAATAGATGTTACAGTGCCAGAGCCAGAAGAACCTTGGTAAGCAAGAGAGGTCCATGCGGTGGACCCATTTCCAATTTTAAACTTTAGGGTGTCAGTTTCAAAACCAATTTCACCTGAAGCAAGAGTTGGATTTGTAGATGTCCAGTTTGCTGCGGTGTCTCTGCGGACTTGAAGTTTAGTAGATACAGGCATTTACTACCCCTTTACTGGAGGTAGTGTGTTTAGTTCCTGCTGATAAGTCTCAATTACAGTACTCAATTCACGCATAGCAATGTCCGCTTCTGTCACCAATTCTGGCTTATTGTTTCGTTGAGCAGCCAAACGATTGATGTGGTGTTGGTATCCTTCAGCAGCGAGTTGTTGAATACGCTTGGTTATCACTTCTCGACGCTCTTCCAACGGAAGTAGAGATGCAAAGTCGACTGTCATTTGGAATCCTTATGGTTATTATTAGGCTGAGCCACCATCAATTGTAACTGCAAATAGTGTACCAGTGTTGCTGACAGACACCATTGGCGTGGTGTTTCCACCGTACTGAATCTCGAATACATTTGCTTGCTGAGTTGCGTGGTTCTTCACGATTAGACCAGCAGAAGCATTTGATGCGTTTTGGAAAGTCTGAGTAGCAGTGAATGTACCTGTGCTAGCAAAACGAGGAACTACAGAGGTGTCAATCGATACTGAGCCAGTGGAGGTAATCGTAGTGAACGACATACCTGTTCCAGCAGAAACGCTAGTAACACCAGTTGCGGTGGCTGCTGCCCAGTAGGGAGCACCAGTTGTGTTAGCCGATAGAACATAGTTGTTTCCAGCAGGTGCTGCTAAGAAAGTAGTAGTGTTCGATGCTGACTGGTAAGGGATAAGGTTTGGTGTAGTTCCAGTTAGGTTATTAGCCTGAGCGACTGTGGCCGAACCAACATAAGTCTGAGTAGCAAGTGTTCCAGATGTTGGAAGAGTTACATTTGTGGTGGCTGTTCCAGTAAGAGTAATGCTAAAAGCACCGCTTGTAGCAAGGGTTGAGCCGTCAGCAAGAGTAAGAGTTGCTGCGGTTGCTGGGGCAGTAACTGTTACTTTGTTGAGGCTTGTTGCTGAAGCGACACCGAGAGTTGGGGTAGTAAGAGACGGGCTAGTACTAAATACTAGGCTTCCTGTACCAGTCTCGTCTGTTACTGCTGCCAATAGGTTTGAACTGCTTGGGGTTGCCAAGAAAGTAGCAACACCATTTCCTAGGCCAGCAATACCAGTCGATACTGGAAGACCCGTGGCACTTGTAAGGTTGGCAAAAGATGGAGTACCGATGTTTGGCGTAGTAAGAACTGGGCTAGTCGCAAATACAAGAGCACCAGAACCAGTCTCGTCTGAGACTACGCCAGCAAGTTGGGCTGAGGTAGTTGCCCCGTAGTATGTGTTGCTTAGAGTTGGGGTCAGCCAGTAAGGGGCATTTGTGCTTGTGTTGTAAGCAAGAATCTGGTTGTTAGTTGTAGTTGCGGTGAGTTTAGATGTGGTGTTGACACCAGACATATAAACAATTTCACCCTTGTTTGCGTTGCCGCCAGTTAGGTTTGAAGCAAGCGAAGCGACACCAGTAAGCGATGCGGTGATTGTTCCAGCCGCAAAGTTTCCAGACGCATCACGAGCAACAATTGTTGATGCACCGTTTGCGGTAGCAATTGAGTAACCAAGAACCTGTGTGTTAGAGAGAACAGTTACAGCGTTGATTTCATAAACTTTGCTAGCAGCAATGTTGAAGTCTTGGTTTGATGTCCAAGCATCGGTGGTGTCTGACCATTGAAGAGTTTTGTCGGTTGTACCTTTTACGGTAATACCTGCACCGTCAGCGGTTACATCTGTTGCTCCACCGATAGTCAGTGTTACTGAACCAGTGGCACCAAAAGTGCCAGTAACGGTAAATTCGGTCGGGCTTACAATAGAGGCAATAGTTCCGCCAGCGTATGCCACACCCGCGGTTCTGGTTACTGACTGACCAACTATGAAGTTGTATGAGGTTGATGTAAGAACTGTAGATGTGCCGTTTTCAACACTTCCGACAATTCCAACAGCCTCAGCGACAGAGCCAAGTTCAATATTCTTGTCGTCTACCTGAAGAGTAGAAGAGTTAATTGAAGTAGTTGTACCGTTTACGGTTAGGTTTCCGCCAACAACTACTGCACCAGTAGTGGTAAGAGTTGTAAGAGTAGCAGCACCTGATAGGAGAGAAGCGTCGGTCTGATAAATAAGTTGAGACCAAGTATTGCTACCAGTACCAATCTTGAATTTGTTATTGGTAGTGTCATAACCAATCTCACCAGCGGCCAGCGTTGGGTTGGTTGAAGTCCAGTTGGCGGCGGTATCTCTGCGGACTTGAATTTTAGTTTGTACTGGCATGGGTTAATTATCCTTTTGTGAAATAAAGGTTCTTTATAGAGTTTATCACGCGTTTCCGCCCTCTATTCTGGCTAAACCTAGGGTAGAAGTATCTTCCCCAGAGGTTGTCGGGATGTTGTCCACTAGAACCACTTCTGAGCCAGAGGCACCCGCTTTTATGGAAATTTTTAAGGTCCCGGCGTCTGTTCCGTCTTTGAGGAACTCTATTGAATTGTTGTTTCCTGGTGAAGATGGAGAAGTGTTCTGTTTGATAAGCGTTAGAGAGTTACCGCTTATGTTGTTTGCGGTCAGATTTCCGCTCTGGTCTATTCCAGCCACTACAACATTGGCAGATGACATAACCTGAAGAATATTGGCGGTTCCGCCAGCACCCTTGATTATTAGAGTTGCTGAGTTTGCCGTTCCAGCAACCATTGTTTGAGTGCCAGTAAAAGTCTGAGATGCGGTTAGGTAAGGAATTACGGCACTGTCAACAGCCAAAGTTCCAGTTGTCGTAATAGTTCCGCCAGTTAGACCAGTTCCGCCGATGATGCTAGATACGGTGTTTGCCCAAGTTGTTGTGTAATTAGTGTTTCCTACCTTGGTAAGAACCTGACCCTGAGTTCCGCCAGACGCAACACCGACTGGGTCTACTACGGCATCCCAAGTTGTGCCTGTCCATTTCCAAGTACGCTCGCCTACGGCAAATGTGTCATTTACCGCTGGTGAGTTAGGAAAATCTACGGCTGGCATACTACACCGCCGCCGCTATGTAAGTGCCGTTCACATACACCTTGCTAATAGTCGTCAATGTTACGGGAGTGCCTTGGACAAAGAGACCCTCTCTAATTGGAGAGTTGGCTCCACCAGACTGCTTTAGGTAATGCAAATCAAGCACATCCGTGATGCCAGCGGTGTCGCAGTTGAGGATGGTGTGCCCAGTTCCAGTGTCTGGGTCGATGTTTGGGTCAGCCCAAGCCCAGCCGCTGAAGTGGTTAAAGCCAACTGCTGGAGTGAAAGGTAGTTGCAGTTTGTACTGACCAGTACCAAAGTTTGTGACGGTAGTGCAATCAACCTCAATAACAAAACTAACTAATCTACCTGCTTTAACATAGTAAGAGTTGTAGGTTGGATAGGTGACTCCTGAACCAGTAAAAGTCAATCCAGTTGCAGTAAATGTAGGAGAGTATCTTGTCCAGGTTTCTAGTCCTGAAGTTCCGCTAGGTCCTGTTGCACCCGTTGCACCAGTTGCACCAGTTGCACCTGTAGCACCAGTTGCCCCTGTTGCTCCTGTGGCACCTTTTTCTGCAAATAAATCCCACGCTGCGCTAGAGCCTGGTACAACATTAACAACACCATTTTCGCGGCAAACATAGGTGGAACCATTGTAAGTTACTACAAAGTACTCGTTGTAAACTGCTCCTGGAGTGTATGGACCTCGAAAATCAAATCCCTGTCCCTGTGCACCCTGTGCACCTGCTTCACCAGTTTCACCAGTTTCACCAGTAGGACCAGCATAACTTGTTGAGGTCTCTACCCAGTAGCCGTCATAGTAAAGATAAAGTTGTGCGGTAGATGAGCGGAACCAAGCGTCACCTGCGGTTGGACTTGATGGGGCAGTTTCTGAAACTGTGAATCTACCTGGTTCACCCTGCTCGCCAGCAGCACCCGCTGCTCCAGCAGGTCCAGCGATGCCTTGGGGTCCAAAGCCTGTGACTTTTACTTGAGTATTTACTTCTTGAATGACGACTTTATTTGCGTCGCGAGGATTTACCTTTACTAAGGGTCTCTCGTCATTGATTTCAATTGCCACTAGCGAGTCACCTCGGCTGTTACTTTGAAATTGCCCTCAAGTAATCTAGTTACTACTCCACCGCCAGACACCAACTCTAGGTCGTAAACATACTGACCTGCGGTTAGGGCCGCTGTGTTAGTGGCGGAGATAAGTAAATCTACTGTCCCTGCGGTTCCACCTAAAGTAATAGTTCCTGTATTACCAGCAGTTGTGGATAGGGTGGCAATTATGGTGTTGGAAGTGACATTTGACCTTACTTGCATACGGGCAGTGTAGCCAGTCAAGTTATAGGCATCTCTAGCAGGGTCAGTCCAAGTTAACTGCCGCTGAAAAGTAGCACCTTGCTGGCAGGTGATGTTGTAAAGTCCAGCGATTCCGCAAGTCATAGGAACCCCGTTCAGGAGAGAGTGTAGTCCCTATTATTTTACAATAAAACTACCCCTATGAGTTTTAAGCAAGACCAAATCAACCAGTGTTTAGTTGGTTTATTTGGCTTTTTATTGGTTATCGGAGAAGAAGTTTTGCGCTTTCGTCGACCACTTCGGTCGCGGATTTTTCTAAGGCGCTCTTGTTCTCGTTCCAATGGTGGAGACAGAAGAGGAGTTCACCAGACTCTAAAACGACATAAACATATGCTTGCGCTCTGCAAGCATCGCAGCGGTCTTCGGCAGTCAATACATAGTCGGGAACTTCAACCTTTGTGTCCATACCAAGAGTATAAGGTAAAATTAACTATGCTTGATTTGTTAGAGAAGCCAGACACCCAAGAAACAGATTCCGACGACTCGGAACACTTTGCTCATTATGCGGATGCTGCCAAGGTTACTGAGGGGTATATTATGGGAACTCCAGTAATAGCCCTATGTGGCAAGGTTTTCATACCCTTTAGAAACCCCGAAAAACTTAGGGTCTGTCCAAATTGTAAAGAAATTTTAGACGCACTATTTCTTGATTCGGAGTAATACTCTTTTTTTCAAGTTATACTGATATCTCTTCCCAACCATATAGAGGTGTAAAAATTGTCTTTTTTCTCGTTTGAACTAAATAAAGAATTTGTTAATAGTTATAAGGAGAAAGAATCTCCATTTGGCTTCAAAGATGCCGCTGGCAACTCTGTTGGTGAGATTACATTCCTACGCACATACTCGCGCAAGAAAGAAGACGGCACTAAGGAAACTTGGGCTGAAGTCTGCGAACGCGTTACCAATGGAACTTACTCGCTACAAAAGGACTACGCAAAGCAACAGCGTTTGCCTTGGTCAGATGCTAAGGCTGCTGCCTCAGCGAAAGAGTTTTTTGACCGCCTGTTCGACCTAAAGTGGTCTCCACCTGGTCGCGGTCTGTCCCAGATGGGCACTGACCTAGTGAACCGTCAGAAAAACTCGGCTTCACTACAGAACTGCGCGTTTGTTTCTACTTTGGAAATGACAAAAGCAAATCCTGGTAAGCCGTTCGCTTTCCTTATGGAAGCCTCGATGCTAGGTGTTGGTGTTGGCTTTGACGACAAGGGTGCGGACAAGGGCTTTGAGATTTACGAGCCTGGTCAGCCACAGGACTACAACATTCCAGACACCCGCGAGGGTTGGCAGGAAAGCACCGTTGCTCTTATCAACTCGTTCCTAAAGCCAGACCAGCCAAACTGGGATATGAACTACGACGAGATTCGCCCGTATGGAACTGCTATTAGAACTTTTGGTGGCACTGCGTCTGGTCCAGACCCACTAATCGCACTTCACAATAAGATTCGTGAGATTTTCTTGGGTCGTAAGGGTGAACTTCTAACTACTGTTGACATTGCCGATATCGGTAATCTAATTGGTCGCTGTGTTGTTTCTGGCAATGTTCGTCGTTCCGCCGAGTTGCTTATCGGTCGTATTGACGACGACAACTTTCTAAACCTAAAAAACGCTGAGGCGTTCCCTGCTCGCAACTCTTACGATGAAGAAAATCCTGGTTGGGGTTGGATGTCAAACAACTCTGTCATGGTAAATGTTGGGACTGACTTCTCGAAGATTATCGATGGAATCATCCGCAATGGTGAGCCAGGTGTTATCTGGGAAGATGTGTCAAAGGCGTATGGTCGTCTAGGCGACCCAATCAACAACAAGGACTGGCGTATTGCTGGGTACAACCCTTGTGCTGAGCAAAGCCTTGAGTCATACGAAATGTGTACTCTCGTCGAGACTTACCTAAACCGCCACACAGATGTGGAAGACTTCAAGCGCACGCTAAAGTTTGCCTACCTCTATGCCAAGACTGTGACTCTTCTTCCTACACACTGGGAAGAGACCAACGCAATCATGCAACGCAACCGTCGTATCGGAACCTCAATCTCTGGTATCGCGAACTTTGCTGATAACAAGGGTCTCCCTGTTCTCCGTACTTGGATGGATGAGGGTTATGCGGTAGTAAAGAAGTATGACTCGGTTTACTCTGAGTGGCTAGGTGTTCGTGAGTCCATCAAGACCACAACCGTCAAGCCATCAGGTACTGTATCTATTCTTGCTGGTGAGTCTCCAGGTGCCCACTGGTCTCCTGGTGGCGAGTACTTCAACCGTGCTATCCGCTTCGGTAACGATGACCCGCAGTTGGCTCTATTCAAGATGGCTAACTACACAGTGGAGCCAGCATCTGAAAACCCAGAGCACACTTCTGTTGTCTACTTCCCAATCAAAGCAAGTGCTAAGCGTGCCGAGAAAGATGTAAGCATTTACGAGAAGATGAACTTGGCTGCTACTGCTCAGCGTTACTGGTCGGATAACTCTGTATCTGTAACTATCTCGTTCAACCCTGACACGGAGTCAAACGACATTGAAAAGGTTCTTCATATGTATGACGGAAGCCTAAAGACTGTATCGTTCTTGCCGTCTGGGAACTTCACATACAAGCAGATGCCGTACACGCAGATTACTAAAGAAGAATACGAAGAAGCGCAAGGCAAGTTGTTCCCTATCGATTTCGCTGGTATCTACGCGGGTCTAGGTCTAGACGCTATTGGTGAGAAGTATTGCACCACTGACGCCTGTGAAATCAAGTTGATTGTGGAGAACCAAAAGTAATTGGTAGTAATCAGTAGTGTCTATACAAAGACTGGCGACCAGGGAACTACTTCTCTCGGAGACGGAAGTCGTACTTCTAAGAACGATGCCAGACTTGAGGCGTTCTCTACCGTGGATGAGGCTAACTCCAACATTGGGGTTGCCTTGTCTATGGATATTGATTCAGATATAAAGGAAATCCTGCTCCGTATTCAAAACGATATGTTTGATGTCGGGGCAGATTTGTGTACACCAGTTGTTGATGACCCTAAATATCCACCGCTAAGAGTTACGGAAGAGCAGGTTACTCGTCTAGAGAACCTAATCGACCAGTACAACGAGCCACTAAGTACGCTTAGAACTTTTGTGTTGCCTAGCGGAACTCCTTTAGCGGCGCAACTTCATGTAGCCAGAACGGTGGTCCGTAGAGCAGAGCGTCAAACTTGGAACGCTATTCACTCGTTTGGCGAGGGAGTGAACATCACTACCGCCAAGTATCTGAATCGCTTGTCTGACTTATTGTTCGTATTGTCCCGCCACGCTAACCGCGAGATTGGCGATGTGCTTTGGGTTCCTGGTGCTAATCGTGAGAAATAAAAACATAAGCATCCTTATTTCCTTAGGGATTATCCTCACTGGGTCTTGGTTTGTCGCTTCTTCTACAGCAGATAAGAAATGCGTAGATGTCTATGTCGACTACGGTGTGCTGGACTCTAATGCGGTGTCCACTAAGTGTGTAGAAGTCAGTGGTCAAGTAAACGGACTAGAGGTTCTAAACAAGGCTGGGCTATCAATTGAGGGTACTGGCAAGTACGGTCTACAGATTGTATGCCGTGTCAACTCTCTGCCTAGTGCTACAAGACCTATCGGCATCAAAGACCACGAAGATTATGTAGAGACTTGCGCTGAGATGCCAGCGGCTTTTGCTTACTGGGCTGTCATTGTTAAAAAGGGAGCGTTGCCTTGGGGCTGGGCTGACACAGGTATCGACAAGGTAATGCTAGAAGACGGGGACTCAGTTGGTCTAGTGTTTGCCGACAACGAGAATGTGAAGTTCCCAGAGTGATTGTAAAAAACAAACAAGATGATTTAGTTTTTAATTCAATCATCGAATCTAATTTCAAAAAACAAGAAACTAAATCTGTATCTAGAATTGCCGTTGAGGTGTTAATCCAACTCACGGGGTTCTGGCTACTAACCAACTTAGCCATCTATGTGTGGCGTATCTGTACTGGATGCTAGAGAAAGAAAATAATGAGCGTAATTGTTTACAGCAATCCCAACTGCCAAGCGTGCGAGCAGACCAAGCGGTTTCTCACCGTCAAGGGCATCGAGTTTGAAGCGAAGATGATTCAGGACAGCCCTGAGGTCTTCTCTCTTATCGAGGAAAAGGGCTATGCCTCTGCTCCAGTAGTTGTAGTTGGAGACGACAGTTGGTCTGGATTCCGTCTAGACAAACTGAACACATTGGTACATCAGGACTAACAATGACTTATGAGTATGTGTGTGCCGAGTGTGGTACCCCCTACAACGAAACTCGTAGAATCAACGAGGAGCAGAAGCAGCAGACTTGCGCTGCTGAGGGTTGCGAAGGTAAACTGAAGCGAGTGTTCTCAGCACCACCTATTCAGTTCAAAGGCACAGGCTTTAGTTCTAATAGGGGATAACTAAAAAGAAAGTTGTAAAGTGTCAGTCCCAGATTTTGATTTCGGATTACCGTTCCTGAGCGATGAGATTGGCACCCCTGTTTGTGCTGAAACAGACCCTGAGTTGTTCTTCCCTCAGGATGTTGAAGGTCATAAAAAGCCCAGTTACTACGACGAACGAGGGGCTAAGAAAATATGTGGTGTGTGCGAGTATCGAGTAGACTGCCTGATTTTTGCTCTAAAGCACAATGAAATTGGTATTTGGGGAGGCACTACCGAGGGACAGAGAAAACTAATGAGAAAACAGGCGAAAATCAAGGGGCTCTCTGCCGAAGAAATAGCAATTCAAATTCCGAGGTAAAATAGAAGTACCCCTTGGGAGAGAGGTCTATTAACTAACATCTACCCAGGGAGAAACCTTGAATATTCTAAAAACAATCCTCAAGAGAACTATTGCTCTTGTAATCCTCAAAGTCAGTGCTGTTCTTGCTGCTGGTTCTATCGGTGGCGTTGAACTCTGGCAGTCAGCCCTAATCGCCGCTTTCGTTGGAATTATGGAAGTTGCTGAGTCTCTAGCCCGTGCTTATGTTGTAGACGGTGTACTAGACGAAGACGAAATCAACATTGCGTTTGCATCATCTGCTGAGGCAGAAGTTGCTCGTGGTAAAAAGTCTGCCTCGGAGTAAAAGTCTGCTAGTATTTCCTTACAACTAGGAGTACGACCAAGTTGCCATAACTAAATAGAAAACCCCCTAGTTAGCGCCAGGGGGTTTTCATTTTTAAGACTTCTAAGCCTTTTTGATTTTGGTCCGTGCCACTCCGTAGTAGAGAGGGTTGGAAGAACTCAAGCCAAGAGCCTTAGCAATCTTGGTCAGAGAGATTCCGTTGTCTTCGTACTCGTGGCGAAGAGCCTCGTGATAATCTTCAACGCTCTGCTCTTTAGCAATCTTGATTCTTGCTACTGCTTCGGCTAGTTGCTCTGGAGTAGCCTTGCTACGAACACGCTTAGTCGCTGGTGAAATCTCGGCGGTGGTAACGCGACGACGAACGCCAGCGTATGTGACGCCAACTGCCTGAGCAATGGCAATGAGTGAGCCACCTTGGTTGTAGTACTCGACTAACAATCGGGTGTACTCGCGACTAGCATCGTGCTGTGGCGACTTGGTGTTCCTAGACCCGTATGCCTGTCGTGCTAGTGGCAGTAGGTCAATCAGAAGTGGAGCGTAAACTTCTACTAACTGGTTGTTCTTCATCTGTTGTTTCCTTTTGTATTTGTCATTTGGTTGAAACCTTTATACCTGATTATAGACATAAGTTTTATTAGATAGCAAATCAATACAATAAGCCCACAGCGAACATATTGTGATACCATTTATAAGCAATCATCTAGAGTGAGGAAGAAATGGCAAAGGGTAGTGGTGGCGGAAAGCCAGCAGCAAAAGGCAACAATGACGACAGACTAAGTTCAAAGAAAAAGGCGTACAAAAAGCGCCCTAAGGTTTGGGACCCAGAAAAGCGTCGCCTAGTTAC